GTATATTGCAAAGACCAAGGTTAATTGATGAAAATATACAAGAATTTCTAAGTGACATAGGTAGAGAAAATTACTATAGCCCATCAGGAAGTATAGATAAGTTTTTCTCCTTGCAACAAACAATGAAAGAAAAAGTCAAGGAAAAAGACATTATAATTAAGGAAGTCTTTGCCGAAGAAGATAGGGCTTTTATGGTTCCACTGTACGATGTACATGTCGGAGCAAAGTCTTGCTTTAAGGAGCTCTTTCTAAAAACAGTTGAGTTTATCGACAAAACACCAAACTGCTATACTGTTCTAGGAGGAGATCTACTAGAGTCTGCCACAAGGCAGTCTGTAGGGCTTGGAATCTTCGAAGAAGAAATGCACCTAACCGATCAAATGAGATTTGTAATAAAGGAGCTTAAATCTCTTGCCAACAAAGGAAAGATTTTAGGTGCAATCACTGGCAATCACGAACTTCGCCCTGCATACCTTAATGGATGGAATCCTATGGAGGAAATTTCACACAACCTAGAGATTCCATACCTTGGATATCAAGGCTTTATTCTGCTGAATATTAATGGAATAGAATATAAAATCTTCATACATCATGGCACTGGAGGAGGAAGAACCAAGGGATCAAAGGTAAATTCTGCAATGAGATTAAATCAAGTTGCCATAGCAGATCTTTATATCTCTGGTCATATACATGATAACTTCTCGGTATCAGATGCAATCTTTGAAATTGAAGATGGACATTTAGTCCAGAAAAGAAGGGTTTATGTTGCCGCAGGATCATTTCTTCAATATTTTGGAGGATATCCAGAAATGCAACTGTTAGCTCCATCACTTCCTGGAACCTTGCTTTTAGAATTTAGCGGAAGCAGAAAGTCCATTAATGTTCACACTTAAGAGAGGTGTCTAGTATGTCACTTATTACGGAGGCACTAGGGCTAATCGACAATTACTTTCCGTTAAAAAACTCACCTTCTGGCTCTAATCGAAATCCCGTAGACTCTATTATAAAAAGAGTAGGGCTGGCGTTTATCAAGTCTTCCTCTAGAGGAAGCGGAAGGCAAAACTTCGAGCCTCCTGATTTTGACCTTAATGACATCATTGCTGCGTATGATACAGACTCTTATATCAAGCAGGCTATTGATAAGTACACAGACCTTGTGTTTAAGGCGGGATGGGAACTTGTTAGTTCTAACGAAGAGGCTAGGAAGTATATTAAAACAAGATTGGCTCTAATAGCCGAAGCTACACAAACCCCAACAGAAGAATTTTTTAATCAAATTTCAGAAGATCTTATAAAACTTGGTAATGTTTTTATCGTAAAGGCTAGGATGCCAGAATGGTATAAGTTCCCATCGGGAGTTCAGGTTAAGCCCATAGGAGATAATAAGCCAATTGTCGGATACTTTGTGCTTCCTCCCGAAACTATCAAGATAGCAAGGGATAAATTTGGAACAGTAACTGGCTACGAACAAGAAATTCGAGGAAACGATAAGGCGATAAGATTCAAACCTTCTGATGTTATACATATCACATGGAAGAAAAGAAGAGGCTTCGCCTTTGGAACTCCATATGTATTGCCTGTTCTTCCAGATATAAGACTTCTTAGGGAAATTGAAGATAATGTAAACAGGCTTCTTCACAAGTATCTACATCCACTCTATAAATTTAGAGTTGGCTTAGACAAAGAAGGTTACGAGTCAACACCTGAAGAAGTTGAATATGTAAAAGAAGAAATCAACAACATGCAGACAGATGGTACTCTAGTTTTGCCAGAACGTTACGATGTAGAGGTTGTCGGAGCTCAAGGAGAAGCTATTAACGCCGAATGGGCCCTCAAATATTTTGAACAGAGAGCCTTTACTGGCCTAGGCGTTCCAGAAACAGTTTTTGGAAGAGGTTCCTCCTCTAATAGGGCCACCGCAGATAATCTTACATCCGAAATGCATGATAGAGTCAAGGCTTTTCAAAGAGTGATTGCATCAGCAATTGATAGCCATATAATCAACGAGCTACTCCTTGAGGGCGGATACGATCCAATAATGAACGAGGAAGACAATGTTGACTTTAAGTTCATTGAAATTGCCATTGACGAACAAATCAAACTAGAAAACCAAGCAATGTATCTATATGAGCACAATGGAATTACATTTAAAGAATTTAGAAATAGAATTGGATATGAGCCAGAAGTCGAAGACGAGAAAGATATGTTCTTACACCGAGTTCAGCTAGTTCAAGCCTCGTCTAAGGAAACCTCATCTGATGATCCAGGCTCTAAGGATACAAACAATAAGATGAAGCCAGAAAATCAATATGGCAAAAAAACAAGCCCAAAGAGGACTTCATCTAGTTACAACTCAGAAGAATCCTACTCAGAAAAAACTGGGTACGTTTCTTATATAAAGAGTCTTAGCAATATTCTTGAAGCCTCATATGAAAAGCTTCGAGAAGACACATTGAGCATAATAAAGCTTCTAAATACAAACAAGGGACTAGAGGCACAAATCCCTATGGTATTTAGTCTTACAAGGGATGCCATGATTAAGTCCTCAGTTCCCTACCTGGAATTGGTTATAAGAGAGGGGATTGCTAGAGCTAAGATCGACGCTGGTGTTTCTAGAGATCCAGAAATTGATCATGGTTCAATTTCTCTCTTGATAAAAGATATGGCCAAGGATATAGATAGGCTAATGTCAGACCTTTCCAGTTATGTCTCTGAAGACTTAAGTTCAAAAGATCCAACTGAAAAAGTCTCAAGTAGGTTTGATGTAATGAAGCATAGAATATACTCGATTACAAGAACAAGACTCATGTTAGCCCATAATTATAGTTATGCACTGGCAGCAAAATCCCTTGGGGCAATCGAGGTTTTTGCCTCCCCGCCCAAGAATGCGTGTAAGGTATGCAAAGAAATGTCAAGAAATAGCATCTCCTTGAAAGGTGATTTTTATAAAAAAATTCCACCCTGGCACACAAATTGCTGGTGCGAAGTAAAAATTAAAAAGAATGGAGGAGATGCAAAATGAAGCTCTTAAGGTTAGAGGAATCTGTATCTGCTGAGTTTTTAACTGATGGTATAGATTTTAAGGAAGCCATAGAAGAAGCTAGAAACGGAAATCCTAAAAAGTTTGTCGTCAAGATACAAGCTATCCATGCAAAAACGACAAAGAATAAAATTGAATATACATCAGAGAGACTCAGGGGAAATCCAGAGTTCACTGTCAACGGTGTGATTCGTCCTACTGGTCAATACTCATGGACGAGGCCATATCCCAAACCTATACTTACTCATCACGACCCACACTCTGACCCACTAGGTAGAATTGTTGACGCTAAGTTTGTAGAAAAAACACTTCCCTCGGGCCTTCCTGGAATCGAAGTTTCTGCAGAGATTGGAAATCCCGAAGCAATAGAAAAAATTAGAGACGGAAGGTTTTTAACCGTATCTATAGGAGCGGAAACAGATTCTCTATTCTGCAATATTTGTGGGTCTAACAAACTATCTGACGACTCCGACTGTAGGCACTGGAAGGGACAGGTATACGATGGTGTTGAATGTCGCTATATTGTTGGAAACATTTGGTTTTCAGAGCTAAGCTTTGTAAACAAACCAGCAG